ATCAACTATCCTGATTCATTCAACATTAGAGATTATGCAAGTGATCTAGTTTATTTCCAACAAGCTAAATCATTAAACATTGGTTCATCAACATTTAGTAAAGAAGTAGATAAAGAAATTGCTAGAGCAGTTATTGATGATGATAGTAAATTAAATGAAATTTTTGAGGAGATAGACCAAGCAACAGAAGTTGGTCAATTTACACAAGATGAACCAGCACAAGAAGATCAAGAAGTAGAACAAGAGCAGATATAAAAAAGGCGACCATTTCTGATCGCCTTTAATTATTAATTAGTTGTCAAAAAACTCTTTCCAATTTTTATTTATAGACCACCAATCATTATGACCTACAATAAATGAATAAGGTCTATGTCTTTGTTTAGAGGGTTTTTCAATTATAGACTCTAACACAGCTTTTTCACATTGTTTAAGTGCTTCTTCTTGACTCTTTCCTTTCCCCCAAGCGTGGGCAACTCCTCGTCTCCCTATTGCATAGCAAAGAAAGAAATCTTCATCTTTTTTATTTTTCATATCTTCTCCTTTTTTTTGTATTTACCCATTATAACATATTCGGTTTTTAATTTTTTTTAGTTTTGACCAACTCATTGAAAAGTAGAGCATTAAAATTTTAGGGTGTTTAACTATTGATGCGACACTAAAACACTTTTTGCGTTTTTAACGAATTTTTGATAAGAGAAACAAATGGCAGATATAATCCAAAAAACTACTAAATACAGAATTAAACAAATAGAACTTGCTGAAGCCGAGTATTACAAATCACTTATAAAAACATTAGACAGAATAGAAAGAGAAGTAGTATCTCTTGCAAGTAGATTACCTTTAACAGATGGTAAGTTAATAGAACTACAATCAGCTATTGCTATTAGACCAAGAATAAAATTTATTTTAGAAAGAGAATATCTTAAATGGTCAGATGATGTTGTAAGAGAGGGTTTTAATAAACAAGCTAAAAGAATCCAGAAAAGATTTATCAGAATACATTAGTTGGAAGTGAGTTTGCAGTATTAGAAAAAGAATTAAGACAAACAATAAATGGCATATATGCTAGTTCAGATGACCCAGAGATTACACGATTAGTTTCAAAAGTTAAAAAAGGTAATGATGAAATAGATAATTTATTAAAACCATATAGAGATAAAAACAAAGAAGTTCCTAAATCTATTCAACGAAAAGTTGAAGATTTAGAAAATTCTATAAAAAAAGAAACACAAGTATTACAATCTAAATTTGCAACAGATCGTACAGGAGAGAACATGAAAAGATATGCTGGTCAGATATTAAACGACTCATTAAGAGATTTTGATGCAACTTTAAATTTTAATAAATCACAAGATGCTGGTTTAACTTTTGTTAAATATTATGGAGATGTAATACCCACGACTAGAGATCATTGCAGAAATATGATTAGTGGTATATACAACAAGAGGAAAAGTGGACTTTTCACAATTGATGAAGTCAATTCACTTTGGACAAGTAGAAGTTGGAAAGGCAAGAAGTCTGGAAATCCTTTAGTTGTCAGAGGTGGTTATAATTGTCGGCATCAATGGTCTTATGTCAATCCTGATTGGTATGACAGTAAAGGCAAACTAATAATATAATAGGAGAAAACAATGTCCGAAGAAACAAAGGTAGTTGCACCTCAAACGCAACAAACTGAAACACCTAAAGAAGAAGTAAAAGTAGAAGAAACAAAACAAAATACTTTTACCCAAGAACAATTAGACAACATAATAAAATCAAGACTTGAAGCAGAAAAAAACAAGTATGAAAAAAAACTTCAAGATGAAGAAAAGCAGAAAGCTGAACTTTTAAAAGAACAGCAATTAAAAGAAGCTAAATCTAAATCTGAAATTGAGAAGATTATGCAAGAAAGAATAAAAGAAAAAGAAGATGAAGTATTGAGATATAAAACTCAAATCAAAAAAGAAAAAGTAGATAATTCAATACTTTCTGTTGCCAATAGAGAAAAATCTATAAATGCACAACAAGTCGTTTCTCTTTTAAAAGACGAAGTAAGATATACTGATGATGGTCGTATAGAAGTAGTTGATAATAATTCTAATGTACGATATAACACTAAAGGAGAACTTTTAACGATAGAAGATAGAGTTAAGGAGTTTTTAGATGCTAACCCACATTTCCGACAAGGGTCTTTGTCTGGTTCAGGAAGCCAGAGTAGTGTCGAGGGTAAAACTGTAAAACCATTTAATATTCAGGATTTAGATATGAGTAAGCCAGAAGATCGTGCTAAATATTCGGAGTATCGAAAACAACGAGATTCAAAACCTACTCAAATTAACTTAACAAATAAATAATAAAGGACAAATAAAATGGCAAACGAAAGCACAAGTTCTACACTATCGGAACTATATACAGAGATAGTGGCAGAAGCATTGTTCGTAGCAAGTGAAAGATCGATTATGCGACCACTTGTAAGAAACTATGCAGTAACAGGTGGTGGAAAGTCAGTTGAAGTTCCGATCTATGCAGCAGTAAGTGCAGCAGCAGTATCAGAAGCATCTGATTTATCTAACACAGCAATTGACCCAACTTCTCAAACAATCACTTGTTCAGAGCATGGGATAATGACAACTCTAACTGATCTAGGAAGAAACGCAGCACCAAGAAATGTTGCAGCAGATATTGGTAGATTATTTGGAGAAGCAATTGCAAAAAAAATTGACAAAGACTTAACAGCTAAATTCGGTGGTTTTTCAACTACTGTTGGTTCAGCTTCAACAGTTATGTCAGCATCGTTAATCTTCCAAGCAGTAGCTAAATTAAGATCGGCTGGTGTTTCAGGAGATAACCTTAATTGCGTGTTACACCCACAAGTAGCTTTTGATTTAAAATCTGGCTTAACAAACACATTTGCTAACCCAAATCCTGGTGTTGGTAATGAGATTTTAAGATCAAGTTTAGTAGGTCAAATCGCTGGTGTTAACATATTTGAAACTTCAAATATGACAGACTCATCTAGTAATGACCCAGGAACAACTGGAGATTACAAAGGTGCAGTGTTCCACCCAGATGCTTTAGGTCTAGCAATGATGCAAGACTTGAAAATCGAAACTCAAAGAGATGCGAGTTTAAGAGCAGACGAGATTGTAGCAACAGCAGTTTATGGTGTCGGAGAATTAAACGATGCCAATGGTTGTGAAGTCGAAGCAGACTCATCAATCCAAGGAAGTTAATAATTGGATACTTTGTGAGGGTGGGAAACTGCCCTCACTTCTAACAAGGAGAAAATTATGGAAGAAACAATAAAATTAACAAATGGAAAAAAGATAATTACTAAAAATAAACATTATTATGAAAGACATACAAATCATTTTGAAGTAAATGGTTTCTTTCCTTTAGATAAAGTTAAAAAAGAAATTAAAAAAGCGACAATAAAAGACATTTCTGATAAAGTTGTTGAACTAAAACCAAAGAAAAGAAAAACAAGGAAAAAGAAATGAAAAACTTAACAAAATATATAGAATTAGCAAAAGATAATCCTAAAGTAACTGCTGGAGTTGTTATTGGTATTATTGTTTTAATTTGGATATTATAATATGGCAAACTTTACTGGTGCAAATGTTATAACAACATCAGATGTTTTAAAATATCAACCTGATGCTTTTGATTTTGGTATATCCACAACAGCTACTGAAACTACAAACTTTTTAGCACAAACTACTAATGATATTTTAAGACAATTAAGAGTCGAATGGTGGCAAACATATAAAACAAATATATTTACAGATATTACAGTTTTAAATACAGCAGAGATGGTTAATACAAAAGTTAATTTAGATCAGTTTGAAAGAGCTGGTGTTTATTTATTTCTTGGCAGATTCTATTTACCAGCATTAACTAAATTTAGACCAGAAACAGAAAAAGATAGATTTGAAAGAATGCAAGAATATTACATGAGCCAATATAATATCGAATGGAGAATGATATTAGAAGATGGTGTTGAATATGATGAAACAGCAGATGGAACTATTGTTGCAAACGAGAGAGAGCCTTTACATGGATTTAGAAGATTGACTAGATAATGGCTGTCGATTTAAAGATTAAATCTAATTCAAAACAAGTATCTAAAAAATTTAAAAAGTTTCAATCTGTATTACCTAGAATTATTGATAAAGGTGTAAAACAAGCTGGATTCCAATTAATAGATATTATTAGAACTAAAACTAAAAAAGGTATTAATTTTAAAGATGGTGCATTTGCACCATATTCACAAGGTTATTTAAAAAAATTAAACAGAGAGGGTAAATCAACAAATGTAGATTTATTTTATTCTGGTAGAATGTTAGGTAGTTTAACAAGTAAAAAAACAGGAAAACACAAAGTATCATTAGGTTTTAGTAATGCACAAATGCTACAAAGAGCATTATTTAACCAAGTATTGAATGACCCTAAAAGAGAATTTTTTGGCTTTAACAATAGAACAGAAAAGATTATAAGTAAATCATTCAACCGATTTGTAGAAAAAGAATTAAGAAAGTTTAGAATATGAGTGTAAGAGAAAATATAGCATCTAATTTATTGTCAGTTATATCAGCAATATCTAGCCCAGATATTATTAAAGCAACTAGACAACCTTTTTTATTAGATGAATTATCAGATAAACAATATCCAGCAGTAATAGTACAAACATCAGAAGAAAATAGAGATGATTCGGAATTAGGAAGTGGTGCTAAAACAAGACATGGAACTATTGATTTTGTAGTATTAGGATTTGTTAAAGGTGCAGAAGCTAATATTGATACTAAAAGAAATGAATTAATAACAGCTATTGAAACTGCATTAGAAACTGATATTACTCGATCAGGTAACGCACTTGATACTGAAGTCGTACAAGTAGAAACTGATGAGGGTAGCTTATTTCCTGTTGGTGGAATAAGAATGACTATTAGATGTATGTATGAGTATCAAGCTGGAACACCATAGGAGATAATATGACAACTAAAATTATAAATAGAATAGAAAAGAAAATAGACCAAATAGAAAAAATGCACGATAAAGAGTCTATGTTATGTGAAGAAGTAAAAGATTTATTAGCAG